ATCTTTTGATTGCTTCTTAGCATGACGCACAAACTTCATTTTTGCTGCATCAATATAACGAAGTTCTTTCAATCCCTCTTCTGGTTTTTTTAAATCAATTACTTTGTGATAATATAATCTACCATCAACATACCAGTTACGATAAATTTCATGAGATTTTTTATCAAAATCTAAAAGATCTTTGATATTTTTGAACTCATTCCTTATAATTGTTTTAATTCCTTCCGAAGCGTTGAGATTAGATAGTTCAATTTCTACGGGACTATCATTAAGATCACTTACAACTGCTTCATTTACAATATCTTCGATAGCACTATCTACCTCAGGGTGAAGTGCCATCTCTCTGTAACGTCGAATTAGTTCGACTTCATTCTTGTAGGTTCCTTCAATGTCAACGTATGACCCAAAAAATCCAGACGTAATGTAGTGGTCATTCCCGTCCTCTTGTGAAGGAGGAACAGGACTGACCACTGATTTAGATTCTTGTTCAGAATCCTCAATAGAAAAACCAAATAGTTTCGCCATTATATTGTGCGACTTAATTATTAACTATTTAGTTAAGTGATCCAGGACCACCAGCAATTTCAAAGTATTGAACTTGGAATTCAACAGTGAACTCTTCAAGAGTGTTCTCAGTATCGTAACCAAGTGCGATCTCAGAAACAGCAGTTGGGAAGATATCGTAGAAACGATATGATCTCAGAACGTTTGCTTTTGTTTCTGTGATTCTACCAGCTCCTGCATCAGGAACAGCGGTAGTGGTTTCAATTTGACCACTAGAACCTCTACCTAATTGATAGACATAACCGTCTACCATATAGGTGTTGGGATTAGATGCGCCAGTGTTGTTGGAGAGTTTGCTGATACCATTCATCCACATTTCCATTGCATGGCGAATCTTGAAGTCCTCATCGTTGATAACGGTGATTGTCCAAGGATCGAACGTTCTATCACCAGCAACTTTCAGAGTGCGACCTCTGAAAGGAACATCGATAGATGCAACGTTAGATGCAGGAAGGTTTGCTGCCTTACACATAAAGGAAAGGTCTTTCAGCATTTCCCCGTCCTTAGTAACATAAGCGGGGAATTCAGGAATGGTTACCTCAAATAGATTGGGGCGTGCGCCGCCCCCTTTGAGGACCGATTTAAAATTTGATAGAGTTTTAATTTTTGGTGCTTCGGCCATTTGCTATGCTCCTAGAAATCTTCGTTAGGGAATGGATCAGACTCTACCAGCGACTTCCTCAAAGGAGACACCCGTTCGGGTGGCAACGAAGGTGAGGGAGACATAGTTGATAGACTTGGCGGGTTTCAGGAAGATGTCCGCTCTGAACTCGTTGTTGTCAATAATGTCAGGAGTGTTATTTGTTTCGTCACAAATAACGAGGAAGTCAAAGATTCCTCTCTTCGCCTGAACGTCACGCAGATAAGGTTCTACGATGTTGACAAAGTTCGCTCTGGTAATTTCATCATTGAGTTCAAACAGTTGAGCTTTGGCAGCTCCCTCTAAGGCTTGTTCCACAGTAAGGAACAGACGCCTAACGTTGATTCTATCGAACGCGGAGGCATAACCAAGGGCAGTCTTATCACCGAAGAGCAAGATACCGATACCAGGTTGGAACGAGATTGGGTTTACACGTGCCTGATACAGTTCGTCTCTTTGATTTTGGTTGGGGTTGAATGCCAGTTTAACAGCATTGTTCAATACACCACGCTGCTGACCAGCGGGTGAGAACCAAGGGAATGCTCTAATGTTAGTGCGGGTCATAAGACCAGCAACGTCAGCATTCGTTGGGATATAACGGAAGGTGTTATTAAAGCGGTCATAAGTATACTTATAACCGGAATCAATGATGCCGTAGGAGGAAGACTTGACTCCGTTAGCAAATTTAATGATGTTTGATGCCTGAGTGTCATCATCGATAACACCAACAACACCAGATCTGTGTGGAGAAACAACTGCAACACAGTCTTGTCTAGCTTCGGCAATCGAGATGAGTCTGTTTGCCTTAGCTTGTGACTCTTCGACACCGTTGATAGAAGGACCCATGATCAGATAATCAACTGCGATCTCTTCTTTATTCTTGAAGAGATTGTAGGAAGTAATCAAATCACCAAGGGTTGCTTTAAATCCACCAGTGGCACTGTAATCAACACCACCACTGAATCCGTAACCTACGTTACCTAGACCAGCAAACGTGATACCCTGAGCATTTTGTCCCCACAGACCTTCACCAGTTGTGTATGGAGTAAAGTGAGTAGAGAATCCAGTTGCTCTGGGAACAGTGCCGTGGAAAGAATCCTCATCGCTGGATGGGTTGAAACCAGCATATGCATATTCAGAGAAGTCTGCCAAGAAGTCCTTATACCAGACCTTCTGAGGAGCATTTACAGAAGAAACAGCATCGACTGCCTTGGACAGAGAGTTAAACTTCTCAACGATATTACCTTGAATACCAGTGACAGTACCTTCATCATCAACGATGCAGATGTTCATGCCATCGTTATATCCACCACGTTCAGAAACGTAGTTGTTAGAAACTGGTCTAGGAGCAATTGCTTTCCAGAATACTGTGCCATTTTCAATAGGCAGTTGCTGTGAATCATACCAGTCAACAGCAGTAACTGCATCTACACCAGTTGCATAGATGGAAGAGTTTGCAACGGCACCACTTGCTTGGTTGAAGAAGAGGTTATCGTCTGCTTGAACGGTGCTACCGATTGAGAGAGAAGCAGCAGGATCATTCTTAGCGTAAGCAACTCTAACGGCAGTAGAACCAACGCCAACAGCGTTAACTCTGTGAGTCCACTTAACATCAAAAGTGGAATCACCAGCAGTAGCATCAGTCTTAACGCCGGTAACAATACCTTTTAGGAAACCAGTGGTAATTGTAGAAATACTACCAGTGGCAGCGTTCGGAAGAACCAGATTTGTAAGACCAACGGTAACACCATAACCAACAGTGACACCCATACCAGCAAGACTGGTGGTGTTAACACCAATGATTTGATCTGCTACGTCATCGATGAAGCAGAGTTTCAGACCATTTGCCCACTTACCAGGAGTCTTGGCAGCGTAGTTCCACCCAGTGTCTGTTTGATAGTTCTCTTGATAATCGTCGTAGTTCTTGATTTTCAGAGAGGAGTCAAATCTGGTATCGTTACCAGCATTGGCATTGTTCAGAGTTGCGCCGTCAGTTCTTACAACTTTCAGAACACCACCATAGGTAAGGAAAGAACTAGCACTCATCCAGTATTCATACTGGGCATCCGTGCCAATCGGCTTACCAAATTGTTCGATTAATTCTTGCTCAGTTTCAATAGTATAACAATCATCAACAGGTCCTTTTTGGAAAGGTCCTGCAATGCCACCAATATTATCTAAGACGTTCTCGGCTCTACCAACAGTGAGGTCAACCTCTCTAATTAGTACACCAGGAGACAATAATGCTACTGCCATTGTTTACTCCGTTAGGTCCATATTTGTCTAAGATTATTTATTATTTACGATGTTTTGAAGGGGGGAATTGTGACGTGAACACTACCAATCGGGATATTGCCAGTCTTTAAAGTAGTTGTGTGCCTTCCTGTGCTTCAAAACTCTCCTCTTTGTACACTCTTTGCATTCATATGCATAGGATGATGGTACAGACCCTTTATGCTTTCTTGTTCGATAAAATCCCTCTACAAGATTCTTAGTTTCACCACAAACTTTGCATGTTCTGTCATTAAGAAGAAAGTGTCCTAAACTAATCTGATCATCTAAATCCATCACAAATAATTCCACATATAATCTGCTCCACCTTGTGCATCACCATACGTTCCCTCTCCGTACCATCTATCTCCATTAGAGTCCACAAAACTATCATCACCTAATCCATCATCTAAGAATCCGAAAGGTGCCATGTCTTGTTCGATTTGATTCTTCTGCTCCTCATATAATCTTTTACGAACGTCCTGATCAGTGAGTTCTTTGAAATAATCTTGTGCTACTAACCAAGCATAGATGACAAGACACATTGCGAGGTCATCGTTACAACCATCTTCTGCCTCAAATGAATTACTTTTTGAGATAAAAGTAGTCAGTTCACTAATAACTTCATAGTCTTTGAATAGAATCTTGTCGGATTCAATCATCGTCTTCAAGTTAAGAGACCCAACCTTCTTAACTGTCTTAGACATCTTGACTCCCAGTTGAGTCTTACTGCCAGAGAATCCTTGACCAACAACTTGTCCTGCTCTACCACGCATTGAGCACATCAAAAGATTCTGATATTCAAGATCATATTGAAGGATACTAGCTACCTGATCTCCTATATCATTTACCTCACAAAGAATGAATGCTTCGTTATATGCTTTTGCTGTTGAATATACGATGTTAGGAAACAACATTGGTTTAATAGAGTTGTTTCTATACTTTGCCACAATTTTATGTGGGAACGATGTAATATCCGCAATAATAAACGCAGAGTAATCTTCCCCAACACCCCTTGCTACGTCAACTGTGCAAACATAATCATGATCCTTGATAGGATCTTCATATACATCTAGACTATTGTTGGATGTCTTAGGTGATTCATATACTAGACTTCTTAGTTTTGCAGGATCAATTAAAGTATCAACAGAACCTAAGAACTCACATTCAAACTCAACTTTGAACTGCTGTTCAGATGTGTTCTTGATCGTTTGTTCTTTCCATACTTCATCTCTACCCGGAACTTCTGACCAGTGAACCTGAGTAGGAACATATTCATTCTGTTCTCTTTCCGCATCATGCCACATGCGGTAGAAATGATTCATACCCTTGGGGGTAGATACAATAATAATCTTGGTAGATTTACCAGATGAAATTGTAGGATAAACTGAACTGAAAAAGTCATCAGCAATGTGGTTTGGAACAAACGCAAATTCGTCCAAGAAAATAATGTTGAACGACATACCACGAACGGCAGCAGCAGATGTAGATGCTGCAAGGATCTTACTACCGTTCTCTAATTCAAGACTACCTTTGTTCCATGCAAGAATACCCTGTTGCATCCACTTGGGAAGATTCTCATATGCGGTCTGCAATCTTCCAAGTAGGTCTCTTGCAGTGGATGCTTTGTTTGCTAGGATACCAATGTTTACATTATTATTGAATACTGCATAATGCAACAGATAAGAAACTGACGTGGTAGACTTACCAGTCTGTCGTGGCATCATACAGATATTAAATCGATTCTCATGAAATCGATTAATTAGTTTCTCTTGAAATGGCCACATCTCAAAAGGAACAAGACCCTCATCAACGTTGACGATCTTTACATATTTTTTTGCAAAATAAACGGGATCAGATTGACACCTGATCATCTCTTGTATTTGATCCTCGGTATACTCAATCTGAGTATTTGCTTTTTTTAAATTGGGGTTACCAAGATATATTTCTTGTGACATACTATATCCACTTAGGAGGGTTATGAGGACACCTTGCAAATGGAAATTTTGTTTTAACGTCCATAAAGCAATTACAAATAGAGCACCTTCTGTATTTACCCTTCAAGTATTCACAGGACTCACAGATCTTCAATCTCTCCTGTGGCGACATTTTTTCCATACTGTCTCATTGCAACTAATCGTTTTTCCCAAGTATCTCCTATCTCTGAACCTTTGAGAGGATTGACACATCTCTCATCTCCATATGTATTGCAAACTAAACCTGCTAGATCTACCTCGCTACCAATCTTTCCAGTGCCTGTCCAATAATGTTGACCATCTACCCACGTAGCCCCACATTGGGGGCAGGATTTCGTGTCCATTTTTTTAATTAGTAACTGTACAAAAAAGTATAGTTACTATTTATAGGTTTGTCTGTATCAGAAAGCTACAATATCAGCACTTCCACTTACGAAGAGACTTATTAATCCTGCTATCGGGATCATTTGCTGTCTTGGAAGAAGTAAGTTTCTTTTTCATACCCTTCATTCTGGCACAAAAAGATTTCTTACGGGGACCACCTTCTGGTTGAGGTGCTTTGAGATCAGAACCTGGGTTTGCTCTTTCATAAGACTTACGTCCCTTTTCATTGAGACCACCCTCTTTGTTCTTACCCTCTTTACGTTGCCATGCGGCAGATTCTTTTACACTAGTATCACTAGTATCAACACTATTTTGAGATCCCACAGTTTGAGACGCTACGTCTTTTTGATTAGCTCTCATTTGTCTCATACGAAGTTGCAACTTTTGCTTGTCAATAATAAGTTGCTTTCTTTGCAATTTTTGATTTTGTCTTTGCATATCCTCAGCAACTCTGATCAGTGGTTGAGTTGGATCAGGAGTAGACATTGTGTATTGAGTGACACGTGCATCAGGATACACTTTTTGAACAGCGTCAGTAATCTCTGCCTTAGTAGGAACTCTCAGAGATGGGAAGAACATTTGAGTCATATAGAACTTACCCCGGAAGGTAAGAAAAATTCTCATGACTTGTCCGTTTTGACGGGGAAGAGTAGCAGCCTCAGAGACAGATGAATTACTTGCTTGTGCATCGACTTCCTCCTTCTTTACACAGTTGTTGTAGGTCTTACCAAACATTTTTTTGGTTCCCTTCTTCTCATAACCCTTCCAGCACTTCTGACCTTTTTCATTCAGTTCAA